CTTACTGCCTCTGCTACCGCTACCTACGCTCTTACGCTAGGTGGCGCAGCATACTATCCAGAGACTGCTAATCAGCTTCTGGTTTCACTTAATGGAGTAATTCAGGCTCCTCAAGATTCGTTCACCGTATCGGGAAGCAACCTAGTATTCGACAGCGCACTGACAGCCAGCGACAGTATAGATTTTGTTGTGGCTTTGGGTGATGTGTTGGGTGTTCAGGGTGTGACTGATGGTACTGTTACTACCGCTAAGATCGCCAACCAAGCTGTAACTATGGATAAACTAGCTACTAGCGGTACATTACCTGCGCTAGATGGGTCTGCGCTGACTGGTGTATCTGCTGGTAAGGTTTTGCAAGTCGTTCATGCATTTTACACAACAGAAGATAGTTTTACGTCAAATGGAACACCACAGGCAACTGGACTGACCGCAACCATCACACCCACAGATGCTACAAGTAAAATACTTGTGACCTATAGTCTTTGCACCTCATCAAACAATTCAGGTGCGGCATTTGGTTCATACCACATGGTTTATCACGACATAGGGCAAACTGGAACTGACACGGCGTTTTCGTCACGTTTCTTTGGGGCAAGGTATGGACAGTATAGCAACTATCAAATGACAAACTCTGGCGGTCAGATTTACCACGACCATAATACAACCAGTGCCATCGACTACACTGTTTATGCTGATAACAACAACGCCACTGTCATCTACTTCAACAGAGGTGGTTCTAGTGATGGAACACTGGATGGGGCAAGTAGCATCACCCTCATGGAGATTTCTCAATGATGCAACACGAAGCAATCTACGCACTATACAGCAATGTGGTGCGCATCACAGGCGGTGGTGTAGATGCAGTCGCTACAGACGCAAACGGTAACACCGTGGCATGGGACGCATCAGCAGTCGCTACAAAAGAAACCGAACTGCAAGCGGCAGAAGACTTACGTCAACTCAGAGAAGAGCGTGACCGTCTGCTTGCTGAGACTGACTGGTGGATGTTCTCAGACACCGCAACAGCAACACAGGCACAACTGGACTACAGACAGGCACTCAGGGACATCACAGCGTCCTACAGCAACCTGACTGATGCATTATTCCCTACAAAACCATAGGAGACTGATATGGCACTAATACGATTAAACAATCAGTCCCTGACCAGCGTCACTGCGTTGCCAGCGGGTGTTGGTGGTAAGATTTTGAATATTTATTCTGTAAATAAGACTGACATTCAAACTGTAGGCACTACAACTTTTGAAGATGTGGCAAATTTAACTCTTACTTTTACGCCAACATCATCATCAAGTAAGTTTTTGACAGTAGGAACATTACATTTAGGGGTCATTTCTTCTGGTGATTTTGCATACGCCAAAGTGCAGCGAATAATTACTGGTGGCGCAACAACTGACTTAGTTGGAGATGCAGACGGTGCAAGAGTTTTAGTAACAACATCATTTGATTATAGCGGAACTGTTGGTTCAGCTTTAACACCAGCTAACTGGCATTATATTGATGAGCCTAATACATCAACTGAATTAACATATAAAGTACAATTAAGAACTGGCTCTGGTAATAACGCTGTTTATGTAAATAGGACAGACACAGACAGAGCAAGCACTAATTATGACCAAAGAGCCATTTCTAATTTAACTGTTTATGAAATAGCTGGCTGATGAAACAACTACAGTCAGTAACCCCCGAACTCCGTGTTGCTCTCGACTTAGAGAGCCATGAGAAGGAATGTGCAGTACGCTACAAGGCTGTTGGTGATAAACTTGAAAGCCTTGATAAGCGTCTGTGGCGTTTAGAAGCAATGATTATGGGGTCAACTGTGATTATGGTTGGCCTCGCAGCATCCTTACTAATGAAACTGTAGGAGAATAGCCATGTTAGCGGAACTAGCGGCGGCTAACGCTGCCTTTGCCATTATAAAGCAAACCCTAGCCAATGGTAAGGAACTAGTTGATGCTGGCAAGGCTATCTCTCAGTACGTAGATGCCAAAGAAACTTTACAATCTAAAGCCAACAAAAAGAAAAACTCTTTCTGGCATCAAGTCAGTGGTAACTCTGGCGATGACCTAGAAGAGTTCATGGCTTTAGAACAGATCAAACAACAAGAGAATGAACTACGTGAAGCCATGCAGCTTTACGGTAGGGCAGGATTGTGGCAGGATTGGGTCAGGTTTCAGGCAGAAGCACGTAATCGTAGGATTGCTGCACGTAAACAAGCTGAAAAAGAACGACAACAATTTGTTGACACCTGTGTTATAGCTGCCTACTGGATTGCTTGCATAGGATTAGGTATGGCTCTACTTGGTGTTATCTTGTGGGCTGTTAAGGAGAACATGAATGTTTAAGACAATAGTACTTGCATGTGCTATAGCTTCTCCTGATATGTGTTGGGAATACCATGATACACGTGGCCCATACCAGACACAAGCAGAATGTAGAACAAGAGCCTACGAGATGGGTAACATGATTGCAGAGGTACATGATGGTGCTATAATGCCCCAGAAGTTTCGTTGCAAAGCATTAGCAGGAGTAAATTTATGATACTAGGAGTAGTACAAGCAGTAGCTGGACTAGCCAGTACATGGATGGAAGGTAAGGTTGAGACACAAAAAGCCAAAGTAGCTGTAGCAAAGAAGGTTGCTGCTGGTGAAATGGAGTGGAACCAGACTATGGCACAGGCTTCTGCGTCAAGCTGGAAGGATGAGTGGCTAACAATTTTGGTGAGCATACCCCTAATACTAGCTTTTACAGGGCATGAAGACATCGTACAGCGTGGCTTTCAGGCGTTAGAGAGTATGCCAGACTTCTATAAGACTGCTGTAGGTGTTGTATTTGCAGCAAGCTTTGGTGTTCAACAGCTTACTAAGATGTTCAAGAAATAGAGGTGACTATGAGCCTATACGAAAACATTAATAAACGTAAGAAGGCTGGTACTAGCAGACCTAAGAGTAAATCTACTATCAGTGCTAAATCTTATGCCAACATGAAGGCTGGTTTTCCTAAGAACACAGATAAGTATAAGAAGAAAACATGAACTATACCCAACTAATTCAACAACTTAAACGTCACGAAGGATTGAGGTTAAAGCCCTACAAATGCACAGCAGACAAGCTTACTATCGGTGTTGGAAGAAACTTGGAAGATGTAGGCATCTCAGAAGAAGAAGCAGAGATGTTGCTGATAAACGACATAGAGAGGGCAACAGACCAGTTAGTGCTGACCTTTCCGTGGACAGAAGACCTAGACACGGTACGTTTTCAAGCCCTTATCAACTTTACCTTCAACGTAGGGATAGGAACAGTGGGCAAGTTCGTAAACGCAATGGCTCTGCTAAAGGACGGAAGTTACGATATGGCAGCAGAGGAGTTTCTGAACAGCCGTTGGGCTAAACAAGTAGGACAACGTGCGATAGAAGTTGCGGAGCAGATACGTACAGGAGAATGGCAATGAGTAAATATACAAAAACTAGTGGCACATCTACACCTACTCTTGCCGATAGTCTTGGTATCGGTGATAGATACAAGAAAAAAGAAAAGCCTAAGAAAAACGATAGTAACGGTATATTAAAGTATTTCAAAGACCTTATGAAAGGTAATGAAACATGAGCCAAAAACAACAGATGGACGATTTACATGCCGCCGTTACAGCAGACCTACTAGCACGTGTACGTAGCGGAGAGGCAACTGCAAGTGAACTATCAGTAGCTGTCAAATTTTTGAAAGATAATGGTGCATCCTTGGATGTTATCACTGCTGAAAGTCCTATGGCTAACCTTCTTAACGACTTACCCTTTGATGTAGCGGAGAGTTTACAATGAGAGAAGGTTTTAATGCTACACTAAAGCATGAACAAAAGACATTAACAGGCGGTAACTGGACAAAAATATTAGACCAGAATGTACAGCGTACCTACTTACTAATACAAAACCATCACGATGCTCATAGTATTGAGGTAGGTTTTGGTTCTAATACTACTGCTCCTACCAACGCTACAGGCCTCAAGATTGAGGGTGCAGTATCTGGTAATAAGATTGGTGATACAACATTTGAATTTGGTGTAGCACCTATTAACGCAGTGTGGGCTAAAGCAGAAGATGCACATGACCACCTAATAGACATAGTATACGATGACTAAACACACTTGCAAGCACTGTAAGAATGTGCAGTACATTCCAAAGCTATTTGAGGGTATGAAACTACTCTGCTATGTATGTGCAAATAGAATACTGTTTAATCGCCCATAGAAGCCCACTGACAGGCCTTAGAGC